AAACCTTTGGTGAGATTTCCCAAAAGGAAATTGTCATTCAGGCTGCACAGCGACAGAAGTTTGTTGATCAAGGACAAAGCCTTAACTTAATGATTCCACCAAAGGCCAAACCAAAGGAAGTAAACGAACTGCTGATCTATGCTTGGGAAAGTGGAATTAAGGGGATGTATTACCAAAGGAGTGGTAACCCTGCACAAGAACTTGCACGGTCATTAAACACGTGTAAGTCGTGTGAAGGATAAATATGATTGCCGAACACCGTTGCCCTAGTTGCCAGTTGTCCTATGAAGTTATGTGGGATGATAATGAGGAAGCCTCTTTCTATTCTGTAGAAGACACTGATACAGACCTTGATGATTACGATAAAGAGGCATATCCTCAGTATTGTCCATTTTGTGGTTCGCACGAGTCCTACGACGGAATTCTTTAATTTTCTTATAGATAGATTATTTATGTGGATCTATCAAGGCGAAGAATTTACTTCAGACATGATCGGCGATTATGTTGGGTTTGTCTATTGCCTTACTGATACTGAAAACGGTAAGAAATATATCGGAAAGAAAAAATTTACGCGAAAGATAACACGGCCACCGCTCAAAGGAAAAAAACGAAAGCGACGATCCGTAGCAGAGTCGGATTGGCAAACATACTATGGTTCAAGCCCTGAAACCAAAGCTCTTGTAGAAGAATTCGGCGGAGAGCGATTTAAGAGGGAAATACTTCACCTTTGCCATTCACTTGGAGAGATGAGCTATATGGAACTCGTTGAGCAGGTTGATCGTGAAGTGCTACTAAGTGATGAATACTATAACGGAATTATTCAAGTGAGAATTCATCATAGCCACGTTAAGAACCTTAAAAAATGATTTACATCCTTCCTTTTCTATGGTATAATAGTGGTAACAAATAAAATCTATATACCAAAAATGATTATCGTAGACTTCTCTGGAATATCAATGGCTACCGTGTTCTCGCAGCCAAAAGCCAATATTGATGAAAACCTACTTCGGCACTTTATTCTCAATTCGTTGAGAATGTACAATCTCAAATACCGTGATGAATACGGAAAGCTAATTGTTGCTTGTGACGCGGGGAGTTGGCGGAAAGGTACCTTCCCCGAATACAAAGCAGCTCGCAAAAAGAATCGGGATAGCTCAGATATGGATTGGAAATCAATCTTCGAGAGCATTAATAAAGTAAGGGATGAGATCGACGAATATCTTCCATTTCCAGTAATACAAGTAAGCAATGCTGAGGCTGATGACGTTATTGCAACCCTTGTGGAAACAACCCAGGAGTTTGGTAATCATGAAAAGGTTATGATTATCAGCGCTGATAAAGATTTTATTCAGCTTCAAAAGTACGACAATGTTCAGCAGTTTAGTCCTCTTACCAAAAAACTTGTAAAGGATACCAACCCGCATAAGTATCTTTTCGAGCATGTAGTTCGTGGTGACAGTGGTGACGGTGTTCCTAATGTTCTGTCAGCCGATGACGTATTTGTTTCCGAATCGCGCCAAACTCCTCTGCGAGCTAAGAAGATTGAAGAATGGTACAATGCTTCTCGTAAAGGCGACATGGCAGAGATTCTTGATGAACAAACATATCGTAATTATGTTCGTAATAAAAGCATGATCGACCTTTCTCAGATTCCTGAAGATGTTACCCGCCGAATCAAGGAAGAATATGATAAAAAGGAAGTTAAGCCAAACGGAAAGGTTCTTAACTATCTAATTACTCGTCAGTGTAATCAACTTGTGGCCTGTGCAGAAGAGTTCTTTATCAAGTGATATATAATTAAAGAAAACAATATAAATCTTAGCATGAAAAAGAAACCGACGCCAAAAAATAATACAACCAAACTCCCACACGAATTATTTCAGCTTTGTGAAGAAGCTGACAGTGTTTCGGAAAGGGTAAATCTTTTACAAGAGGGCGGGACCTTTGGAATTAAAACGCTGCTTCAGGCAAACTATAAAGAAGAAGTTGAATTTGATCTTCCAGAAGGAACCCCTCCTTATAAAGAAAATGAAGCTGTGCCTGGTAATCAACAACGCCATTTTGAAAAGGCTATTAAACAGCTTCGTTATCTTATAAAGCAATCCCATCTGAGTTCTTATAAAAAAGAAACGATATACATCAAGTTGCTTGAATCGCTAAGTGCTGAAGATGCTAAGATTGTGATTGCTGTAAAGGATAAGAATCTCAAGAGTCTTTATAAAACACTAACCGAAGCAACCGTTCGTAAAGCCTTTCCAACGCTGCTAGATTCTAAATAGCATGACTTACGATTACTATTGCGAAACCTGTGGGGAGACTTGGGAAGAAAGCTGTCCAATGGATAAAAGGGATGACGCTGTTGGTCAACCCTGTCCACACTGTGATACGGGAAAGATTAAACGAGGTGTTACCGCACCAGGATTCTCCTTTGACAGCAGACAGACCCTGATTCAAAAGGCGGGGGGCGACTGGAATTGTTTACTTAAAAAAATTCACAAGAATTCAGGCAAACATTCAAAAGTTCATCACGAATAACTTTTCGCATGAAACTTAATAAGTCGCATCTCAGGTGGCCAGTTCATGACTGGATTAACGTGAGAAAGGATTATTCGTATCCAAGCGACTATGTTGAATGGAAAAGATGCCCTCGGTGTAAGCTCGTTCCAAAGATTGGAATCAAGGAAGATTCGCCACGGACAGCATGCGGTTGTTGGAGGTCGTTAGGTGATAGGTGGGAAATAGGAATTGATGCTAGAAAAGGATCGTGCGAAGGTTATAACTTTACTGCTTTAAAGGATAATTGGAATACTTATTGCGCAACAGGTAAACTGAAATTTAAACTAGGTAAGGGTTTTTCCTTTAGCTGGATCAAAAAATAAAGATAATTTAAACATGGAAGAAGACTACAATCTAAAACAGGAAAATTGGGAAGTTGTTCTAGAACATCTATTCTGCGTCCTGAGATCACTAAAAGCTGAGGGATATTCTACCTTAGATATCCTAAAAGCCGTATCCTTTATGGGCTGTGACTTGACCCAAACTATAAACAGTGAAGACGATCTCACGGATTAACCTATTGCATAATATGAATACAAATAATACAAACCCCGATTCTTTAGGAATGGAGGATCTTTTTAGTGGAGGAAAAAGAAATAACTTTTCAGGAGAATATGGATCCGTTATGGATTTCTATTTGTTGGGAAGTATCGGGGAAGCTTCTGAATACATTGATTGGTTTCACCAGATTCGCAATGCACGACCAACTGACGTTATTAATATTCATATTAACTGCCCAGGTGGTAATCTCTTTACAACAGTTCAGTTTCTTCAAGTTCTAAGTGAATGCCCAGGTCATATCAATATGAATATTACTGGTGCTTGTATGAGTGCGGCAACGCTGATATTCCTTCAAGGAGATGACTTTGTGATTAATGAACACAGCGCCTTTCTCTTCCATAATTATAGTGGCGGGATGATTGGTAAGGGCGGGGAGATGTATTCAAATGTGATACACGACCGAAAGTGGTCAGAACGCCTTTTTCGTTCTCAATACGAAGGCTTTCTTACAGCAGAAGAGATTAGTAATCTTCTTGATGATAAAGACATTTGGATGGACGCCAACACAGTGATTGAACGACTTAAAGCAAGATCCTCCGCACAAGAAGAAGAAAACAAAGATTCACCTCCTAAAAAGAAAACAACCAAGAAAAAGACCGCTAAGAAAACAACTTAATTATGAAACCATCAGACTTAAACTACCAATTCAGCAAACGCCTTGCTTTGACCATTATGGTTGAAACGGGCCAGGAAATTCCAGAAGAAAGCGAACCCTGGGTTTTGCCAATCGAGTCTGAGTACAAGCGGATTCAAGCTAAGGAGTCTAAGCTTTCCTCGAGGAACCGCAAAGACCTTTCAGCGGCGTATGAATCGCTTCTTAATATTAAAAAGGAAGAGGCTGAAAGACTGAAGGATACAGAAAAAACTGAAGAATAATTATGAAACGGTATTCAATCTATCAATCTGAAATCGCGGTCACCGCACTGGACACTGCCATTGATTTACTGAGTAAGAATGCTTTGGATAACGCCCCCGCATCCGAAGAAACCTTAGCTCAGCTGAAAACTCTGAGGAAGATGCGGAAAGCATTTAAGAAGAAAAAGGAATTCATTATCATTTAGGTATAGTATATCGCAGGGCTTTGAGATCAATCTTAAAATAGAAAGACAAAGCTTATGGAAACTGCAATTATAGTAAATAGCATCTTGGTGACCGTATTCGGCTTGGGGTTCTTGTCATACGTCGTATGGTTGGGGTTCAAGGTCGTGAGATTATCGGGAGAGCTTAAACAACTGGAATATAGCACAAATTCGCGGGCCGAAGAAACAGAAAGAATGGTCGGGCATCTCGACAGTG